CACAAAGCAAAAATGGAATACCATATTAGATTAACACACTATACACGAAGTGTAGAATGTAAACAAAAATGATAGTTGCAATGTATTTAGTTCTATTTGCGTTATTCACAGCTGTTCTTGTTTATGGCGCTTGTGCTTATGATCTGCTTCACAAACAACAATCCTACCCTTTAGATGAAATCGAATTAAAAACTCGAAAGATAAAAGATAGGATAAATTTGTTTAATCGGACTTATCATGTACATGCAACTGAAGAATTGCATAGTGTATCACTTTCATCAGATCCTTACGGGCATCCGAAGGTGTACCCTTATTCCCATAACGTTGGGCATATTTCATAACATTACCCATATTAAATCCTGTGCCATGGCCAGCATCATAAATAAATTCTGCGGCCTGAAATTTCTTTTTAGAATAATGTTGACTATACGTTGACATAATATAATCAGAAATTTCGTCAATGTAGATATCTTCATCAAATTTAAAATCTACATCTGAGGTTTTATCTAATTTCAAATTAGACAGCTTAAACATAAGCTCTTCCTGCGCTTTTAATTCTTCTTCTCCGTATGAGCTCATTTAACTACCTCAGTAAAGTAAACGTTAATTTCATGTTGAATCACATCATAGTGTTCAATTGCTGCACGATGTACAGTGTTATCTTTTTTAGCTTCAGTCCACGCGATTGCAACAAATTCGTCACGTGGAATATTATAAAATTCAGTGGCGATCTCTTCGCCTTTTAGATACTTTGCTCTCATGTCCTGTAACTCCAAATTTCACGAAACATATTTGCAATCTGAAGGCAACTTAAGTGTGGTACCATACCGTCTTTGAGAACTGCTACTTCGCAGAACTCTTGAAAGGTATCAGACTGTTTTGCAACAACTTCACATTCTTCAATGAATTGCTCTTCAGCATCCATAACATAACTTGACATTCCCATTCGCACCTCCTAGAAGCGGATAGATGCTAATGCTGCATCTATCTCTTCAATTTCATAACCAAGTTCTTGAGCTACACACATTTGAATAGACTTAGGTGACCAACGATCCAGCTTTTCCTGCTGACAGAATTCTACAATTTCTCTCCAGATATTAATGGGGATATTTCTAGCTTCAAACTTTTGCATAATGTATTCCTTTTCTCATTTTGTATAATAATTATACCATGATTACGAATCATTGTAAACAAAAAAGTGAGCAGATTGTGAAAAAAAGTGAGCAGATTCATCTAATGGACAAAGTCGGTAATCATAGGAAAGATTGGTTCAATTGCTTCTGCACATGCCTTTGCAATCTCACGATGTTCTTTTTGCGTCTCAATACCAGATCTAATATCAATGAAATGCATCCAAGATCGGATCGTTCCATTCATATACAAACGTGAGGTGGTAATACCTTCAGGCAATACTGCACGAGCCTGTTCTTTGGCAATGCCATTCTCAAGAGCCCAAGAATAAGATTCCTTTGAAGCATTTGCTACCTCAGCTTGTTTTTGAAGCCATTGTAACTTGAGATCACCGTCATCTACTTCGATACTAGCCTGACGATTCTTAGGGTCCTGTAGCCTTGCATCTCGGAAATGCCATTCAAGATCTTCGGTTGGATCTGCATACCTTTGACTAAACTCTTGGAATGAGAATGATCTATGCCTTAACATCTGACGAGCAATGTCTCGAGTTGTTTCAATCTCTAAGCAAGCAGAGGCCATTTCGAAAGGCGACCAGTGTCTGTGTTTGATGAGATAGGCAAGTAACCTTTCTGACGTTTCAGAGTTATTTTGATTGGAGGGATTCGAGACACGGGCGGAATAAGCGATAAGTTCTTGGATATTGTCACCGACATGTAAATTTTCTCCTGTTTGTGAATGTGAAATAAGTCTTACGTTCATTTGATTATATCTCCAATTGCAAGGTAAGCACCGTATAGAAAGAATGACCATATAACAATAAATCCAACAATGGACATATCGCAATAACCGTACTCATCGGCTAAGCCAAGTTTCTTCATAAATTTGTGTATCATAGTTTAAAGTCTCCAAACTTTTCAGCTGATATACGATCGCCTGATGAACTCTTATCAAATACTGGAGTATCGTCTACCAATGTTTGTTGAGTTTCTTCAACATCGTATAAGCGCATTTTAGCACGATCAACACCGACCACAAACCGTTTGTGCATTGTTGGATCGTTATAACGATTCTTCAATTGTTTGACCATCATCTGTCCGTCTTTTTCAAGCTCCTCAGTTGAGATCAAAGCAAACATTAGATCGGCTGTTGCGGGTAATCCAAAAGACTCGGACGTATCTTCAAGCCCAACATCTGAGTTACCATAACCAGAACGAGTCGTTTGCGTTGCAGAGAAGATCGGTAGGTTGAACTCGACTGCAAGGCCACGTAATTCTTCAGCAATTGCTTTAATGTAAGTGTATGAATTAATCGATCCTCCCATAGCTTTCATTCTTGACGAAGCACAAATATTTAAATAATCAACAAAGATAATATCTGGTTCGAATTGTTTCTTTAATTTAAGTTCGTTCAATAAAGCACGGAAGTGGCCTGCATGAGCTGAACCAGTTGGATATTCTTTTACAATAAGTCTACCGGTTGTCTTACGAGCAAGGTTCTTTACTTTTTCAGTAAACATATCTTTTGACATACTATCAAGTTGATCAATAGGTACATTCAATAAATTAGCATCGATACGTTCAGCAATCTTTTCTTCAGCCATTTCCATTGTAATGTATAGAACGTTCTTACCTTCTACCAGAGCAGCAGCGCCAACATGACACATGAATAAAGACTTGCCAACACCAGTACCTGCGAGAGCAATGTTAAGCGTCTTCTTTGGAACACCGCCTTTGGTAATCTTATTGAAGTAGGAAAGATCAAAAGGTATGCGATCCTCTTCAGTGTGGTAAAAGTCCCACCTTTCTTCTGCCTGTTCAACATAATCGTGACCAACGTTAGTATCGAATGCAACACCTAATGCTTTTTGTAAAAGCTCAGGCAATGAATTCTTTGTAAGTGTTTCGTGTTTACCATCAATAATGCTGATGGATTCCATTATAGAAATATAGATTGCTCGGTCTTGACACCATTTTTCAGTATGGTCAAGTAACCATTGATAATCGATCTTTTCTTTTGAAAAGAGATTTGGTACCACGTCCATGGCCATGCCAAATTGTTCTTCTGACATTTGAGCATCACCAAGCTGAATAGACATTGTTTCAGACGATGGTAGTTTATTATATTTTGCTACATACTTACCAGCTTCCTTGAACAGTGTTTTATATACACCTTGGAAATAATCTGGCTTAATAAAAGGTAGCACCTTTCGCATATACTTCTCATCAGTGAGAAGATTGCGCAATATGGTTTGTTCAATATTTGCTTGCATCATTTACTTTCATTACGAATTTGAGTTGCTGAAATTGAATGTATCTCTTCTCCTAGGTCATATTGCTTAATTGTATAACCGACATCACGGCCGTAACCGATGTTAATTATATTTGGAACTATTATTATAACATAGTCTACATCATATGTAAACCTATTTAATTCGTTCTGAATCGTTTGTTTAATAGTAATTGGTGGATATGGATCGCTATCGCTTATTGGCATGCTACGAACCATAATAACAACTTGACCAGTTTCAGCATGGATCTTTTTAAAGAGCTCAGTATGACCGAGATGCCATGGCTGAAATCTACCAAGCATTTGAGATGTTGGCTTAGTGTAATCCATCATTTTTGTTTCGTTACCAATAAAGGTTTCATCGATGTGCCTATTGGACGATCGTGTTTTACATCATCTTTCTTTGCAAGGTAGTTATCAATTACAAGCATCAATTGAGCGTGTGTATCATCAAACCATTCTTTAACATGATAATCAACTTCATTCGCAAATGGTTTCATAAACATGACATTTGTATCTTCATGTTTTGAAGTTTGAATCGTATCCATCCAAATTGTATAGTCTGCATCAAACTCTTTACGTGTCCAATCAAGTGGACATATAAAGTCAGCTACTACCATTCTACCAGCTAAAACGCAACCATCAGCTAAATGCCTCATACGTTCTGCTTGTTTCAAACGACCATGACATGAAAAGTCCCAGTCATCGTATCTTGTTCGAACTTCATCGGCATTCAAATGAATGGCACCAATTAGTTCTGCAAATGGTTTAGCTAAAGTAGTTTTACCACTACCCGGCAGTCCCATCACTAAAAACTTCATCAGCTGTTAGCTCCTTACCTGTTTCTCGATCTGTAAACTTAGCTGAGCCTTCTTCAATACAGGCATCCATTATAGCCTGAAGGCATTCACCAGCCACCATTTGCAAATCTTCGTTATCAATATGAGCATTTGGATCTGGAGAAGAAACAACATGAAAGTTAAAACTTAGATTGTCGCTTACCTCGTTAACTGCCAGAGCGTGATATTTAATCACAGTCTCTGGCCAGTCACCTGTTAATATCCGGCATGACCAGTTTTCATCTTGCTCATCGTTAAGAACGAGTTCGTAGTCAACACCTTCTTGCATCAGCTTTCCCACCTTTGCATTGGTATAGTTTGCGTACTATCGTTATAGTCATCGCCAAAATAAGAACGAGATGCAATTTCTTTTTGCATACTTCCATTCTTATTATAGCGATATGTTATAATTTCTCTACGTATTACACCTTCAAGGTCAATATCAAATTCAGAAGTAAATGGACCATCGTTCATTACGAGATCTCCTCAAAATCAATAGTAGCTTTACCACCAATTTTGTAAACATCAGTAAGATAATCTTTGAAGTTTGTATCAGCAAAGATTGGTTTCCAAAACTCTTCTTCTAAGGTTTGGGCTTCTCGTACTTTAGGTTCAAGTAGTTCACCAGTTTCCTGGTCAACTCTGCAATACCAACCGTTACTCGGCTTAGCGACATATTCACCTTGCAAAGCAATGTCAAGCAGACCAGACCACTTTTGTACTCCACCTTCCCAACTAACATTGATAGGAATCTTAGACTTTTCTTTAACATAGCGTGATTTCTCCACGTTAATTACAAAATCGTAACCAACGATATCAGTGCCCTTTTTGTTTTGCCTACGTCCTAAGATCCAGATGTTATCAGCTGAATAGTAGATACCAGTGCCGCCTGACACAATAGCTTTAGGGAACAAACCAATTTCTTGGTATGTATGATTGACTGCCACCAACGGAATATTTTTCATATTCAAATATGGTGTACACATGCGGAATAAACCTTTCAACGCTTTAGCACGTGACATATCAGCCACAGACTTTTCGTTGATAGCATCTTCCATTTCTTTCTTAGAGGCGAGGTTACCAATTGAATCGATTACGATAATAACTTTATCTTCACGATCTAAACCTTCTAATTGACCAACAATATCGAATTTAAGTTCTTCAACATTTGTAATTGGAGTATGAAGTACACGATTTGTATCGATTTCAAATTGCTCAAAATACTGTTGAGGCGAACCAAACTCTGAATCATAAAATAGTAATACAGCATCGCTATACTTTTTCAAATAAGCACTTGCCATAATCAAAGCAAATGAAGTCTTAAAGTGTTTTGAAGGACCAGCAAGTACTGTTAGCCCTGGAGATAAACCTCCATCAACTTCACCAGACAATGCAACGTTAATCATAGGTGTATCTGTTGCAATCATGTCTTTATCATTAAAGAACTTTGAATCAGCCAAGATTTCAGATGTTTTGACTTTCGAATTCTTTTTCAATTTATCCATTATGGACATACATTATCTCCTTAGGGTTAGCCACTAACGTAAATTTCATCTGGCGATCTATACCAATTCTTTTGTTGATGAAATTTAGCAAGTAGTTCATTAATTTCTTTTATTTCGGCGTCTATCTTTTTAACACTATCAAGTTGGCTAGCGTCTTGAATTGTGCTTTCAAC